TTCCGCGCCGTGGCCACTGCCTGGCTTGAAAAGAAGGAGCGCGACGGGCGTTCGGCGTCAACCCTCGACAAGATCACGACCTACTTGGACAAGGACATCTACCCCGCGCTGGGCGATCTGCAGGTCAGCGGGATTTCCCGCCGGCACTGCGCCGACCTGCTCGCCAGCATCGAGGCGCGCGAGGCGTTCAACGTCGCCAAGAAAACGCGCGGGTGGTTGAAGGAAATTTTCAGCCAGGCCATAGCCAAGGGCATGATGGAATACAACCCAGCCTCTGAGCTGCTGGTGATCGCCGCCCAGGCACCGGCCACGAAACAATACCCGCACCTGCTGGAAGACGAGCTGCCCGACTTCATGCGGGCCATGCAGCGCTCGCCAAGCCGGTTGATTGCCAGGACTGCGGCGATGCTCACGCTTTGGACAGCATCGCGCCCAGGCATGACCAGATGGGCAGGGTGGACCGACTTTGATCTGGATGCCGCGGTGTGGAGCGTATCGGCAGCCAAGATGAAGATGGACCGGGACATCATGATCCCTTTACCAACGCAAGCTGTCTCCGCGCTGCGGGATCTGCACGAACTGACCGGGCGCAGTAGATACCTGTTCCCCGGTAACGGCCAGGCAAACCCGGTTATCAGCGAGAACACCATCAACAAGGTGTTCGCCCTGGTTGGCTATAAAGGAAGGTTGGTAGGTCACGGCACCCGCCACACTGCAAGCACGCTACTGCGGGAACACGGATGGGAGAAGGATCACATCGAGATGCAGCTCGCCCACAAGGAAGGCGGCATCAGCGGCGTGTACAACAAAGCCAAGTATCTGGCCCAGCGTCGGCACATGATGCAGTGGTATGCGGATTATCTCGACGCACTGCGCGACGGCATGACGGAGGCGCAGCGCAGCCAGTTCAAGGCGAAGGTAAACGGGTAGTAATTTGATGGGCTCCATAAGCAGCCTTTTCTCGTTCGCGTCTGATTTTTTTACGATCCGTGAACAGGAAAAAGACCAGAGCTATCAGAACGGTCAGCTTGATGAGTGACCACCATGAGCTGGATATCTGATCACTGAAAATCGAAAGTACGATAGACGACATGAAAAACGATGCAAGCATCATGTAGTAAACATTGCCTGCCTTCGCTTTGAAATAAGCGTAAGTCGATATTACTGAGTACAGCGACAGAAAACCAATTACACCTATAACTCCAAATTTTGGATATAACGAAAAGTACATACTGTATACATTACCTTCCAGCTCTGGTGCGTACCTGTTGAAGGCCAGGTGCTGGGGGTCTGGCGCGCATAGGCTGACGAATGAAAGCATGTGGCATATAGAGCTGAATGGTGACCACAAAGGCTCTAAGCTAATATCTCCGTCAAAATAGCGAGCAAACAAAACTGGGCCTTGAAACGCATACCCAGCGAAGTGTTCTAAAAATGTGTAAATAAAGTCTCCCGCGCTTTCGTCCGAATCAATAGCAACTTTTGCCGTAGCAATTGCACCGCCGATCAAGACAAGAAGAAAGCATCCGCCTACCAAAATAATGAACGTAGCAGATAGCTTGCCGCGCACGATTATCCATATGAAAAACAGACCTATGAGCAGTTGAAGAAGTCCAGAGCGCCCAGAAGCTAGCAGAATCAGAAGCGCCCATGGTGTGGATATGAGCAATAACGCGGGTGCCGAACACCACTTTTTCAGATAGCAAACTACAAAGAGAGGGATCAACATAGTTCCGATTTGTAGATAATTAGAAGCAGCCCACCCAAGTACATTGTCACCCTCAACGCTTCTATGCCTCGCTATATAAGCGGCTTGAATAAGGTCTGGAGATAGGCTTGTAAGATCAATATAAATGCTTGGCAATATAGCCACATGAAGAATACAAAAGAAAACGACCATCCTTCTTGCATTAATAGGGTTATAGAAATAACCGGCCGCTAATGAATTAGAATTGGCCTTGCGTAAAATATTATAAGTTGCAATACCGACAACAGAGAAAACTAATCCACCGACAATATAAAGAAGAAGCGCACCAGACTCTATCGGGTAGAAACCTAAAAACTCCGATACGCTAACGCCCCAAAGGCCAAGCGCCCAGGTTGCTGGGAATACAGCTGCCGGGTGCCATTTATCCCTGCACACAATGGCGACTATCACGCACCATAAAAACAAGATCAGCCCAGCGACAAATCCATACATTCAGAATATTCCCTAAGAAGCCGGACCAAATAAAGCGAGCAGCGTAGGCGCGGGTAACTGATAAGGCAAGTAGCCATCCGACCAGCGCAGTGCGCGAAGCCGGACAGCCGCTATGTCTTAACGAGCCAGATAGGTGAAGGAACAAGCAAGCTTGTCGCCTGTAGCCCACACAAATGGCGCACCAGCGCGAACGCCTGCGCCGTTTCGACCAAAATTCAAAAGGCTCCCGCCGCCAGGGACTTGCCCGAAAACTGTGAAGTCGGTCGAAGCGCTAACGTCAAACGCATTGCCGGCCATGCCATCCGCGTTAATGTTCGGCGTGGCTACAAAAGGTAACGCGAACGTCCATGGAGCTGCACCGTCACCGGCAGTAGTGGTAGATCCGAAATCAAGCCTAAGCTGTACCGACACCGAGCGACCTGTGCGCACGTAGTTAATGGTTAGGGCGCCGTTGCCAATTGATGGCGCTACGCCTGACGCCTGCGACCAGCCCGTGTTGGAGATCGTCCCGCGAGCATCGAAACTGTTGGAATTGCTCGCTGCGTCTTCTGTGATTTCTCCATCGCAACCGGCAAAGCGGTGACCTACCCCAGCTGTGATAGCGACAGCTCCAGCAAAGGAAATTCCCGTGAAAGTAGACCCTGCCCCACCTACGATGAGGGGAGAAGTGTTTCCGAACCGACCATTTGCAAAGTGCATCAGGCCAGCACCAGCACCGTGCACCAGAGTAGTCATGTAAAACCCACTCATAGTGCAGCCGTTACCGGAACCCGTCACATCCATAAAGCCGCCGGACAACCATATGCCACGGAAAAAGATGGGGCGAACAGTTGATACGCCGCCAAGGTCGATAGCCGCAACAGTGGTTGGATCAAAGGTGCTGCCCTCAAATGATTTGACGTTAGTCCCGCCAGCATTACCTGGGAAGCTGAGAGAGTTCCCCTTCGTCAAGTTCACGCGGCAGCCAGTGATCTCTACTGAGAAACCGATGCTGATAATGCCTTTGCCTGTGTAGGTAGCACCTGCACCCTCAAGGTTGAGCGCTTCAAGCTTGCTCAGGTTCGATGTTTGCAGCATGTCGCAGTTTGCCGACTTGATCAGATTGATGGCGCGCTGCCCGCCGTGGGACTTCCAGGTTTGCGAATCCAGCTGGGTCACTTTGGAGTTGATCAGATAATCACCCCTGGTAAAGAAAACCGTCCCTCCCACGCCGGCCGCTGCTGCTGCTGCATTAATTCGTGGTGAGTCATCGACCCCGGTTCCGCCTGGAGCAAGGAACACACAGCCTTTGCGCATAAGCTGAAGCGCATAACCTGCGCTACTCAATGGAAAAGTACCGGTGTCGTCATATCCGATCAGGCCCAGGCCACCAGGCCCCGACATATCCTGGACAACGTGCGGAACCCCATCGGGGCCGACATAGACAATGTTTGCAGCGTTATTGATTGGGCCCTGGCCTGTCTCCAGAACCGTCGCTACCAAATCCTTTACGTCCTTCCAGTTCGCTGCGGCAGTGTCTACGCCATTGGCTGATGCCATATCTACGATGCCATTGCCCTTGGCTCGATAGAAACCATTGCCGTCCACATCGAAGAATCCAAGCGAAAGCGCCCTGGTGCTATATCGCAATAGCTGCTTGAGGGCTTGCCAGATCCTGTCAAAGTCGCGATTCACGGTGCTTGCCAGGAAATCTCCATTTTCCTGATAGTCGTTCAATCGCTGAAATGGCACGCTGAGTTGCAGCAGCAGGATTCCTGACGGCGCAGATGTAAAGGTGATGGTGCTTTGAGGCGCCCCGATTCCAGTAACGGTAAACCCCGATGTGACCTCAAGATCATTGAGATACACCTTGAGATCACTGGCGGCGAGCAGCAAGAAAGGAATAGTGAAGCTCGTTGTAATACCGTTAGCGGAATAACGCTTCTCGGTTGGTCCGTCTGGAACTGCCATTTGTACGCCCCCTGGGTGGTGGCGGGCTTAATAGTCCACTTGAACCTCATGAACGCCCGCATCTGGACGCCAATTGTCACGACGGGTCTCTGTCGGTTTCCCGACTATTCGGCCAATGCGGACAGGGGTTTGAGCGATGCCGCCGGCCCCGGAATCGATGTAGTCGTCCTCCTGATTGGTGAGTGCTGGATTGAAGTCACGCATCTGGTCCCAGATCACCTTCAACACTTCGACGTGAGCCCATAAGAACCTTGCCGATAGGGGCGATTCAAAGGCGTCAAGGATGCGTTTCTGCTTGTTGGTGGTGGAGTGTTCCTCCCCCACCCCGCAACCGGTTCCCTTGAGCGCCTGCTTGAGGATGGTGGGAGCAAACCCGCCTGGGCCGTTGGTCTCGATGATCACGCGAGGGATCTGGTGCTTGATCACCAGTTCGCGGATCTGGTGCACCTGGCCCCCGATGATCCGGTCCTTGCCGTCGAACTCCGCGATCTCCCCGGTCAGGCCCACGGCCAAATGCCAGTAGAGCTGGCCGCGCGCATCGGTGAGGATCAGCGAGAACGCCGAGGCGTCGGACTTGATCTTGCCCAGGGAACAGTCCCAGTAAGCCACGGCGCCGACAATCTGCGTCGAGCCCAGGAACATGGCGGCGGAATCGTTGGCATAGCGCATGACCGGCTGCGCGTCGTACGGGATGATGCGGGCCGGGTCCAAGCGGACCTCCGTGACGGGCTTCGAATGCAGCTGATATTGGGAGTCCCATTCGTTGATGGTCCGGGTCTCGCGGCGCCGCGTCTCCAGGGTCGCCATGTCGAAACGCTCAGGCCAAGCGCTGCCGGCGTAGCAGTCGACGAGCGTTCCGGGCGGGGTGAAGAAGGCGATACCGGTCTTGGTCAGTTGGTAATCCCGCCCAGACAACAGCACGCGCGCATGCTTACCAATGCCCGAGAACACAACGTCCGGCACAAACGGAACGTCGTACGCGCAGTGTTTCGCGTCCTCAATCCGATGCTCCTGGGCGAACATGCGGATGGTCAGGCAGTCGGCACCCATGCTTTCGAGTTCGTCATAGAGGCTGTCGTGGGTGTGCGGCGTGCCGATATAAAGCTTGCTGCCGCCAGGAACCAGAATGTGTGTCTGCTCGCCCAGGCGGTAGCGCAGCTTCTCTCGGGCCTCGGGCGTCTGGATATTGCGCGGCACCTCGACATCATCGTTTTGGCACTCGTCTGCACGGGCGGAGGTGACGTTGGACAGAATCCCCTTGGCGAACATGCTGGCGTTTCGAAAGTCCGTGGCACCCTCTACCCACCATTGCTCTACAGTGCCCTGATTGGGTGGTAGCAGGTGGCGGGTTAATGGATGGTTGCGGATGACGTTCTGCGTATCGCGGCTGGTCTTGTAAGCGGTCGGGTCGGATTCTGATTGGTGCAATATCCGGTCGGTCGGGTTCTTGTAGTAGCGCCAGGCGTTGTAAATCGCCAACAACGTCGACTTGCCGAAGCCACGGAAGCAACGCAAAACGGCCAGAGACCCCTTGGTCTCCAGCCACATAAGCGCCTGCACATGGATGTACGGCACATCCCATCGCATGCGCCGCGCCCACAGCATGAAGAAAATCAGTAGGCTGACTTTCTTCTCTGGTTCAGTGGACATTCCCGGCTCGCTGCATCCGGTCGATGATGGCCTGGGCCTCACGTTCGGCGGCAGCTAATTCGCCATCCAGTTCCTTGGCGGCGCCATCATCCTCACCCGGCTTTTGCTTGTTCAGGACGCCGCTGATGTTCACGACCTTGAGCAGCAGCGTCATGGTGGCGGCTGCGTTTTTCTTGCTCCAGTACCTATCACCCCGCTCCTGCTGGGTTAGGTCTGCTGGGTCTTTCTCGGCACCGGGCCAGTTCGCCGGGTCAACCTCATGGATGACAACCTCGCCGAGGCTTTCACTCAGGGCTTGCAACCGCGTGATTTGATCGTCGCGCATCACTTATCTCCTACTGCGGCGCCCAGGTTCGGCGCGCGATCTGGTGTCGAATCGCCCGGTTCCCACCAAAACGATTGGCCAAAGTCTTTTTGTGCGCGGCGCTTCATGCGGCGCAGGTATCCAGGCGACAACAGTTCCTGCATGTCGTGGAAAACCGCATGCTCAAAGGCTGCTTTGGTGTACCAGTTGCGAATGAACGGAGTGTTCTGGTAGCCGATGCGGAGCAGGTTCGCTCCCACATCTGCGGGCTCGGTCTTCTCCTTGAACACGCTGCCAGCGGTAAGGCCTACGTCTGCGGCGGTGCCATATACCGGGCCTAGCAGGCCCGTCAGGTTCGACTGGCCACCACGGTTGTCTCCGCCCAGGCCGGTGTTCAAGATGTCGCCGAAGATGCCCACGCCACCGCCGCGCAGCATTGCCTGAACCCAAAACTTGCCGTCGTTCATCTTGCGAGGATCGCGCCCGTTCATGATGTCCAAGAGCTGGTTGGTCATCGCCCCGGCCATCAGCAGGCCGGTGAACAGGGATGCGGAATACGCAAGCTTGCCGGCGGTAGACTCGATCTGTGAGGCGCGTTTCCAGTGGCGTTCGAACATCGCCACGCCGAAGGACTTGAACAGCGTCAGGTGGCGCAGGGACTCGCCGCCCAGGCTGCCCGACTGGGTGCCCTGGCGCATTGTTGCCCGGGTCATCAGGCCAGGCAGGATCGAGGTGAACTCGGATTCGTTCTGGATGTAACCCAGCAGCTTGCCCACCGCATCGTTCTTCTGCTTGGCGCTGAACCCTTGCAGAGAGGCAATGGACTCTGGCGTCAACATGGCCTGCCCGCGCCAGTCCTCCGGCGTTGCAGCCTGCCACACGTCCCAGTCATCCTTGCTGATGCCGTATACCTCCAGCCGCTTTTGCAGCTTCGGGTCAGCCCCCCAGGCGCCGCGCGTGTCGGCGGCCATCCGGGACATGATTTCAACCGAGAAGCCGCGCCGCATGGCGGTGGTCCACTGTTCCAGTAGCGTCACTTTCATGGTCGCGTTGGCAAGTTTCGAGGTCCAGCCCGCAGAAAGGTTATCGGTGTGGAACGTCACCATGTCGTTGGTGATGCTGTCCAGGCCAATGGCCATGCGATTGGCTTCGGCGCGGTAGTCCTTGGAAACGCTCTTGATGGCGCTCACCAGCGTCCGGCCAATAGGCAGGCCGTGGTATGCGCTGGTGATGGCCAGGGACTGGATGTCGCCGACGACCGAGGCAATCAGCGTCGACTGAAGTTTGGCCGCGACCATGAAGTTGCGGATACCCTGGTTGAACTCAGCAAAGCGGGCATTGACCGGCACGCCCAGGCTGCCGTTCAGCACGTTCCACACCATGTCAGGAGTCGCGCCAAACTCGGTGCCGGAGAAGAAACCGTCGCCGATTCCGTCCTTCATCTTGGCTGTGTCATGCAGCAGGCGATACGTCTGCGCTGAGTTCGGCCCAAGCTGCTCGATCATCACGGTGTCTTTGATCTGTGCATGGACGGATCCCTGCATCGCCTCAAACACAGACGTGGGGCCAAAGTCGCGCATGTACTCCAGGTAGGCATCGCCGTCCTTGAAGTGGATTTGCCGGTGGGCATCGTCATGCTTGGCCGACCGACTGGTCCCGCCAGAAGCGCCTGGCGTCAGCTTGTTCAGCCCATCTGTTTTCAGGGTTTCATGCGCCGCCAGCAGAAACTCGGTGACCTGGGCGTCATTCATCTGCGTACCGTCTTCGTTCAGGTAGCGCTTCCGGTCCAGGCGATTCAGCACAAACCCGGCCCAGGCATCGGCAGTTGCTGCCCGCACCTTCACCAGGCTGTGCGGCTGTGGGAGCCAGCCGTAATCCAGGCGGCCGATCATTGCGCCGGCGGCGTTCATGCGCTCGCGAACTGCATCCATCTGCTCGCGCCAGACTTTCGCGCCTTTCGCGGCCACCTGGTTGCCGGTATCGCGCCCGAACACCTCATGCACAAAGTCGCGCTCGGCGGCCTTGTTGGTGATCATGCCCAGGAACTTGGGCGCTGCCGCCTCAATGGTTTCCATGATCGAGCTGAATGCCCGGTTACGCTCACCCTTGATTCGACTGTCGATCTGGCGCAGGCGCTCAAACAATGCTGACGTGAACGGCTGCTTACCGCCGATGACCGCCGCGCGCGCTTCCTGGTTGGCGAGTTCCCGGGCTGTC